AGTGCTTACACTAACCGCAAATACTGGATCTTTTAAGATTGGCGATATTGACGGTTTAGGTAACGAAGCTTACATAGAAGGGGATAGCTCTAGCATTAAAGTTTTTACCGGTGGTGGTGAAACTTTAGTTTGTGATAGTAACCAAAGAGTTGGTATTGGTGCTCCTGTTCCAACTCAAAAACTTCACGTAAATGGAAATGCTAGATTAACTGGTCTATTTTATGATGGAACTAACTCAGGTGGTACTAATGGACAAATATTATCTTCAGACGGAAGTCAAACCGAGTGGATAGACGGATCAGCTATACCAGGTGTACCAGCAGGATCAGGTACTATAAACTACCTAGCTAGATGGACGCCTGATGCTAACACTTTAGGTATTGGAGTTACATATGATAATGGAACTAATGTAGGTATTGGGACGATTTTCCCTCAGGCTAAACTAGATGTTTATGGTAATTTAAGATTAGGAACTACCGGCACTTTTACTATTGCACAAAGTCCGTTTTTAACCACAGTTTTTTATGTAGGCGCTGGAAATGGGTCTACAATAACTTTTGGTACGCCAGCAAGTAACACGCAAAACGTTTCGGTTCAAGGAGATTTGTACAGTTATCAGGGTAGTATTGGTACAAAAAACTCCTCAGCATCATTTAATAATAAAATTACTTATAACGGCGATAACTACTTAAATAGTGGTAACCTCGGTATTGGAACGACTAACCCAATCACAAGCTTAACACTAGGTACAGGATCATCAGGTATTTCTTTTCAATCAAGTTCAACAACTATTAATTCTGGAAAAATAGCAGTAATAAAACAAGTTGAGGTTGGCAATGGAAACGGTCACCTAGCATTTGAAACCTATCAAGGTGGTAGTGGTGGGGGTGAAAGAATGCGTATACTAAACGATGGTAACGTAGGCATTGGAACGACTAATCCAAACTCTAAATTACAGGTTGATGGTGAAATTGACGCCAATGGAGGTGATGGATATAGAATAAATGGAATGCCTTGGGCAGAGGAAAGCTCAAATAACTTGAAGTTAGGTGATTGGGATGGTCAAGGCTTTAGTACTAGTATATATGATGACAACGGTGCTGCCATAGTTACAGTAAAAGAATACGGTACAATGATTAGTTGTTCTAGTTTAACTTCATCTTATGGTGCTGACGCTACACTTGCAGTAGGACTTGGTACTGGAGGTGCTGCAGTTTTAACTTTAAGCAACACTGATCCCAACCCAAGTAACGCTGGTGACGCAACAGGAATTATTCAATTTGCTATAAAAGACGATCAAAGCGGCCTGGGATATACCTCGGCTTCGATACGAGGCTCTATATCTCAAGCAGCTGGCCAGGGAAATGGCGGAGGCGGTATTTTAGACTTCTATACAGCACCATGGGGTACTGGAAACACACCTCAACCCAGAATGCGTATTAACCAATTAGGTCAAGTTGGTATTGGGGTAACTTCTATTGGGACTGGGTTTACACTTGATGTAAGTGGAGAAATACATTCTTCTACTTACGTTAGTGCAACAGCTGGACTTGGAGTTGACAACACGATTGGAACACTTGGTAGAGGTATATCTTTATACGCAGGTCCTACGTTATATCCACAATATGGACTGTTGTTTGCGCAAACGGTAGATCTAGGTACTTATGGAGGTGTAAGCGGAGACTGGGCTACATATATGACAATGAGTGGAACTGCTACTAGAGGTTGGATATGGAAAGCTGGAACTACAAATAGTACTGCAGGTAACGTAGCTAGTATTAGTGGTGTTGGCCAATTAACTTTAGCCTCAACAGCTACAGCTACAAACTTCATACTATCTTCTGATGAAACACTAAAAGATAACATAAAAGAAATAGACACTAAACATATAGATGTCGACTGGAAAAACTTTGAATTAAAATCTGAGCCTGGAATTAAAAGAGCAGGTGTTGTAGCTCAAGAGCTAGAAATTAAACACCCTGAGTTCGTAAGAACAGCAGACGATGGATTAAAGTCTGTAGCATATATAGATTTATTAATAACTAAAATTGCTGAGTTAGAAGCAAGGTTAGAAAAAGCTGGACTATAATGGCTGTTCCAGATACTAACACGTTTTCACTACAAGATGTTACAAACGAGCTTGGTTTAGGTAGCGGTGATAGTTTGACAGATTGTTTTAATAATGCAACTTCTTCACAATTTGATCCTAATTACAAAGGCGATGAAGATAGGTTGTCTAATTTTAGAAATTATGGTGGCCTTTGGGTTGGTAAATTTATACTTATTAACACCATTACTCCAGGTAATTCTACCTCGTGGAGCAACCCAAACACCACTCTTTTACCTTTGTATTATGGTCATGATGTTAGAGTTGTTTGGAAATATACAAGCGGAAGTTCATACACTGGCGATTTACAGATTGGTGGAAATGTAACTTTAGGTGGAACAACTTTTGATTTAGATACTTATTCTGGCACAGCATGGCAGACAACTAGAGTTGATACAGCTGATTACGATACTGCAACTTTTTATGACATCTTAACTGGATCGTCTTCGATGAGATGGAATAAAAGAGCTAATACTGCGCCTCCGTCAGGAGGAACTGGTTTATCACCACCACCATATCCAGGAGGAGATAGCACTTTTTATTATGCTGAAACTTCCTCACCAGGTTATCCTTATAAACGTTTCTGGCTTAGGAGCCCTCAAGTATCTATTTCTAATGGGAATGCCCAAATAAATTGGTGGAGAGGTAATTATGGCGCTACTATGGGATCTTATTCAATATATTTAGAAATAATGACTTAATAAATTAAAACAAAAATTATGGTTACATACAAATGGAATTGCAAAACAGTAGATGTACACCCTCAAGAAGAAGGGCAGACAGACGTAGTGTATAATGTACACTGGATAGTAACAGGGGTTGATGGCGATTACTCATCTAGTGCGATAGGCACTCAAATTGTACCTTTAAGCGATGGTGGCGCTTTTATACCATTTGAAGACTTAACTAACGAAATAGTAGTTGGGTGGACAAAAGAAGCTATGGGAGAAGAAACTGTGGCAAGTATAGAGACTAGTATTGCTAATCAAATACAAGACTTAATAAACCCTACGTCTGTAACAATGACAATAGGGGAGTAAATATCGAGCAAAACGAGTAATAATAGCCATATGCTACAAAGCATAAAACCAAAGTCAAATTAAAACCAAAACCAAATGACACTATTTTACCAGACTGAATCGTGGAGTAGTCACCCACAACCAGGCAAAAGCCAAGTTAAACTATGGAAACACATAGCTAACAAAGAAAACTGGAGAATTGTCCAGCTTATCAATGGATTTTACCAAACAGAGTACCAAGACATCGAAGATCCAGAAAACTGGCATGATGTAACCAGGCGTGAAACTTTAGAAGGAGCTGAAACAGCTATCGACCAAACAGTAGCGCATTACTTAAAGAAAGTTGAATTTATCGACGGACCTAAAGTAGTAAAGACCTTTAAATAAACCACACTCAATTAAATTAAATTAAATCAAATATGGACGCAATTGTCAAAAACCTTAACTTTGGTGAAGAAGCCAGAGTTAACGTATTTAAAGGAATAGAAAAGCTCACAAAAGCTGTTAGCTCCACTTTAGGAGCTAGCGGCAAATGTGTGATGTTAGAAGATCATACTGGAAAGCCAATTATTACAAAAGACGGTGTTACAGTGGCGGATTCAATAATCTTGCGAGATCCTGTGGAAAACATGGGCGCTACACTTTTAAAAGAAGCAGCAAGAAAAACAGTGAGAGAAGCAGGCGATGGTACAACCACAGCTACAGTCTTAGCTCACGCTATATTAACTGAAGCTTATAAGGTTTCAGATAAAACAAACTCAAGAGAATTAAAAGAAGGTATTAACAAAGCTGTAGAAAAAGTAATTACTTACTTAGAATCTGCATCAGTACCTGTAGAAGGTGGCATGATCGATCAAATCGCTACTATATCTACAAATAACGATCCAAAGCTAGGTAAAATTATAGCCGACGCTTTTAGAGCTGTAGATAATACAGGGATTGTAATGATGGAAACCTCAGCAGAAGGTAAAACAGAAGTCGAAGTTATAGATGGTGTTCAGTACGACAAAGGTCTTACAAACTCTCACTTTATAACAAACAAGCAAAATAAGTCAGCTGAACTTGAAAACGCATTAGTATTACTAGTTGAATCACCTATTGATACAATTAGACAAATTCAATCAGTGCTAGAGCATGTAATAAAAAACAACAAACCTTTGCTTATTATAGGCGATTTAGAACAAGGTGTTTTATCTGCTTTAGCTATGAATAAAAACAAGGGTAACATCAAGGTTAATGTAATTAACGCACCAACTTATGGTATTAGCAAAAAAGAAGTTTTAGATGATTTAGCTTTATTAACTGGAGCTACTATTATAAATGAAGACCTAGGTGACGATATGGATTTAATTCAAGTGGAACATTTAGGTAGTTGTTTAAAAAGTGTTACAACACACGAAGAGACTATTCTTCAATTTGGAGAGTCTTCACAAGAAGTTTTAAATATTATAGATGAGATTAAGGGAGAGTTATTAAAAGACAACCCGCCTCACAAAGTAATTAAACTTGAAAAAAGATTAGCGATGCTTGCTGCTAAAATAGCAATTGTAAAAGTAGGTGCTAATTCTGATATTGAATTAAAAGAAAAAACAGATAGAGTCGAAGATGCTATCTGCGCTACAAAAGCTGCTATTAAAGAAGGTATCGTTCCTGGAGGTGGTATAGCTCTGTTAAACGCTGCAAAAAGTATAGTACCAAAGTCAGATGGTGAAAAGCTGCTTTTAGAAGCAATTAAAGCACCATTTAATACAATACTAGAAAATGCCGGCATAACAGATGTAGAATTACCAAAAGCTAAAGGAAGAGGTTTAAACGTGGTTACAGGAAAAATGGTAAATATGATTAACTCAGGCATTATTGATCCTCTACTAGTTACCAAGAGCGCTCTTCAAAACGCAGCTTCAGTAGCGACAACTATATTATCAACTGATTGTGTAATCAATAATTTAAGAATTGATGAAAGCGATAGGTAGAAACTTAATAATAGAAAAAATAAAAGAAGGAACCACCGAAACAAAAGGTGGTTTACTTCTTGCAGAAAACCAACGTGAAGATATTCGTTACACTGAAGCCAATGTATTATCAGCTGGTGAACAAGTTGAAGGATTGAAAGAAGGTGATAAAATCTTCTTTGACAGACACGCTGGGCATAAGATAGAAATAGACAAAAAAACATATCACGTTATTAAAGCGCAAGATGTAGTTGTTGTTTTATGAAAAGGCTAGACGCAGATGACATAAAGAATATGAATCTGTTTAAACATTATCGTATAATACGTAAATGGGCTTGCAGGAACAACGACCTTAATGATGCTGATCTAGAGTTATTGATATACTTAGACTGCATGGATATGTTTACAAAAAAAGATTTTGAAGCCGGTAGTTATTCCTATAGTTGGGATAACCGCCGCTGGAATCGTTTGTTAAAAGAAGGTTGGATAGTTGTTTGGAGAAAAAGAAACAGAACAACTCAAAAATATCACATATACAAAACTTCGTTTAAATGCAAGCATTTAATAAAGCATATGTATAGAATTATACTAGGTCAAGATGACTTGCCAACTAGCAATCACAGAAACAGTATTATGAAGGGTAAGACGTATACTGATAAAGTTCTTATAACTTCTATTAAAAACGTCAATAAAGATAAAAACAGATAATTATGGCAAAATGCTCAAAATGTAGCTCACCAGTTTGTAAATGCGGACCATTGCACTACTCACCTTTAAATCAATATGGTTCACTAGCAGAAGTTATAAAAAGAAGTAATTCAGTAGATACCTCAGCTGGCGCAAGCCCTGGTGACATAAACTCAGGTTTATTTGGCGCTATGAGATCTGCTGTGGATCCAAATCAACCCCAAACACCAACAGGTACCACCGGCGGGTTAATGCAGGGTGTTAGAGCTGGGAATTTAATGGGCGGTGTTAATCAAGCAACAGGTACTACCGGTGGACTAATGCAAGGTGCTTCAGCCGGTATGACAACTGGTGTAGGTGTTCAAGACGATTTTCAATCTACTACTGAAGAAAGACTAACGGCTCTAGAAAGTGGTGGACAAGTTCAAGGCGCACAAACTTTAGAAAGTGGAGCTACTAGTGATTTTATACCTCAAAACCAACAAGAGGTTGTTAGATCAGTTGTAGATGGCAATAAGCCTTCAGATAGAGGTATACAGCGAATGATGTCTAAAAGAAATTTATAAAACAAAACAACATGAAAAATATTAAAAACTTAAAAGTAGATCTATCAGGTCAAGTAGGTGAAAACGCTATTTGGGACGGGCCATTAAGCAAAGAAGGTTTCCCAATGGGAAAAGGATCTAGCTCAGGCAAAGATGGATTAGAAGTATCTAAATATCCTTGCGATTATAAAGCAGGACCAATTACACAACGCGCAAAAACATACAAATAATGAGTTCACCATTTCAAAAAAAATTTTCAGTAAAAAATCCCTTTTTTTTAATGAAAAATAAACAAAAAAATCCAAAATTAAACTCTGTAGACACTGAAAGCGATTTACCAGAAGCTCAGTTCGCAGGAGATGACATAGAGTCTTACGACCCTAAAGGAGCTGTTGTTGCCGAAAGACTTAAAGAAAACTACTCTGAATCTGTAGATCCACAAAAGTTTCCAGGGGACGACGGTTACGATTAATTAATACCTAAAACAATAACAATGGCATACAAACAAACTCCTCTAAACATGGGTCCATCACCTTTAAAAGGTAACTACGAAAGCGGCGTTGACGGTATACGTTATGTTTCCACTGCACCTGCTTTTCAAGACATGCAAAACAAGATAGCCGGTGGAACTGCAAAAGCTATAGACGGTCTTAAACCTAAAGAACCAGATACTAGTAAAGAAACTAATTCTAGTGATTACGATAACTCTGTTACTAATATCTACAATTACGGAAATCAAGGTAAAGATAAAGTTGTATATGACTTCAAAGGAGTTGATACGGATTTCGGTCTTGATTACAAACCAGAAACTCCACCTATGTCCGGAAGTAGCGGTGGTGGTGGTTCAGATACTATTAAAAATAGAACCAAAATTAACGTAAGACTCTCAGATTCGCAAGCTTGGAAAGGTATGTCTAGTGAAGAAAAATTAAAATATGGAAGTTTAGGAAATTTTAAAAAAGCAGCTCAAAAATACAGAGACGATTATGGTACTAAAAAATGGGACGAAACCCAAACGGAGAGAACAGGTGTTTCTCAAGTAGGAACAAGGACTAGAAAATATGAAACTAAAAACCAAGACCCAGAAAAATTAATATCGGACATAATAACAGGAGATTACTATGGAATCTAAAGGGCTAGGTGATACAGTTGAAAAAATCACCACAGCAACTGGCGTGAAAAAAATAATTAGCTTAGCTTCTGAAAAAATAGGAAAACCTTGTGGTTGCAATAAAAGAAAAGAAATACTAAACAAAATTTTTCCTTATAAAAAATAAATATGGCTTTTAAACTAGATAACCCACCTTTCCACATGGACAACACTCCAATATATCGAGTAGATATGGAAGACGGTGTTATGGGAAAAGCTAACAACAATGGTTCTATAACCATAAATAAAGATTTACATCCAGATCAAGTAGAAGATGTAGTTGCTCACGAGAAAATTCATTTAGAACAAATGGATAGAGGTGATTTAGATTACGACGATGATTACGTATACTGGAAAGGTAAAAAATATTCACGAGCCGATATGAAGGAAGGTGCTAAAAACCTGCCTTGGGAGGCTGAAGCTTATAGAAGATCATAATGAAGACATCTAAGACAGGTTATTTAAAAAACAGCCCTGATGTTAACGAGCCTCAAAATACTATATTAGGAGGCGATATAACAATGAAAGGAGTCGATTTTAAAGTACTAGGTACTGATGACCGAGGATATACAAAAATAATGTACCCAGGATATGACTATAAATTTCCTGGCGCGAAATACGTAACAGAAACACCAATTAAAAAATAAAAAAATGAAACCATTTACAAACAAACACTCTATCGCAGCAGGATCACCACTACACGTAGGAGATAAAAAAAAGAGTGTTCAACCTAATAGAGGCGTAGTAGATAAAAATCCAACTTCAAGGCTAGTATATGACGGTAGTATTGTTAGAGAAAGAGCTACTAATGAAATTGTACTTGGTGGAGGCAGAGATGCTAGTGGTAAATTTCACCCTAGAACAGAGGCTCAAAAAAAAGCGGATAAAAGATAGTGAAAAAAATAATTCAATGGCTATCAGGTGGCGTTATCAAAGAGATTGGTAACGTCATCGACAAGCTTACTACAACCGAGGAAGAAAGGTTAGAAGTAAAGAAACAAATACAGCAGATATTAGAAGACGCAGATACTAAAGCTCAATTAGAAGTTAGCAAGCGTTGGGAAGCAGATATGAAGTCTGATAGTTTTTTAAGTAAAAACATTAGACCAATGATATTAATATATCTAACTGTAATCTTTACGTCTTTAGCTTTCTTTGATGGTAACATAGGTGAGTTTGGGCTAGCTAAAGAATATATACCAATATTTCAAACATTGTTAGTAACCGTTTACGGAGCTTATTTTGTAGGTAGAACTTGGGAAAAAGCAAAGTCAATAAGTAATAAATAGAAAAACAAGTAATAATAAATTATAAACAATTAAATTAAATCAAATGAGTAAAAAAATCACAGAAGAGCAATTAAAACAAATCAACGAAAGCCAAGATAAACTAATGGGTTTAGTTAATCAAATTGGTATTTTAGAATCACAAAAGCATGGACTTTTACATCAAGTGGCAGATGCTAACAAAGAGCTAGAAGACTACAAGCTTGAGTTAGAAAAAGAGTACGGTCCAGTTAATATAAACCTAAAAACAGGTGAATATGAAATTATTGAAGAAGACGCTAAACTAGAAAAAGCGTAATATGTCTTCAATTGTAAGAAAAATAAGTATTGGCTCTGACTACAAAAACGATGCTATGCATTATTCTGTAGGTCAACAAGTTTATGGAGGTCACGAGATTTCACATATACTTTTTGACGAGTCTGATAACTCTTACAATATTCACATTAAGAAAAACAACGAGGTAATGCCATGGAAGAAGTTTAATTCTCACATGGCAATATCCGTTGAATATGACTTAGAATATTGAAAGCTTTATATGACTTTATAGTAGAGCCGTTAGGCGAAAAATACAGTAATAAAATAACAATAGCAGGTAAGGAGTTAGTTGTAAATACAAAAATTGAAGATTTTAAATTTGTCAATAGACTAGCTAAAGTAGTAGAAACACCTCAGGCTTTTAATACTGATATTGAAGTTGGTGATATAATTGTTATACACCAAAACGTGTTTAGAGTATTCTATGACATGAAGGGGAGAAAAAAGAAAAGTAGATCTTGGTTTAAAGATGAGTGGCATTTTTGCGCTATAGATCAAATTTACTTATATAATAAAGGTGACAAATGGAGGTCTTTCGGAGACAGATGTTTTGTTTCACCTATAAAAAATACAGAGTCTTTAACGCTAGATAAAGAAAGAAGCCTTGTTGGTATATTAAAATATGACAATAGCTCTTTAAATGCGCTAGGAATTAACTCAGGAGACTTAGTTGGCTATACGCCTAACGGAGAATGGGAGTTTTTGATTGACGGAAAAAGATTATACTGTATGAAATCTAATGATATCGTAATTAAATATGAATACCAAGGAAACGAAGTTGAACATAATCCAAGCTGGGCAAAAAGCAGTAGAGGAGTTGATCAAAGTAGCTAAAGAAGCTATTGTTGATTCGGATGACGATATATCGGCTGACAGATTAAAAAACGCTGCAGCTACAAAAAAGTTAGCTATATTTGATGCTTTTGAAATACTAAATAGAATAGAAGCTGAAGAAAATATGTTAAACGAAAAACCAGTGGAAGTTAAAGAAGAAAAATCTTTTAAAGGCTTTGCAGAAGGGAGATCTAAGTAATGTACGAGCAAACTTTATACAAAGTATTAGAAGACTACATAAAGCCTAAAGTTCTTAAAAGAATGAATAGGTATAAGAAGTGGGAGTACGGTTATAACGAAGAACACGATTTGGTGGTTATAAGTAAAACCGGTGAAATAGGTGAAATTTATGAAATACAGGATTTAAAAATAGCTTTACCAAAAGCTGAAAATATACACACATTTGAAGACGACAGATGGAGTTACACTGAGTACCCAAAGGAGCTTAGTAAAATAAAATCAGTATTTGACTGGGAAGAATATCCTTTGGAATTTAAAGAAAAATGGTATGATTACATTGATGAAGAATTTAATAGAAGAGGACAGGGTTTTTGGTTTTATAATAAAGGGTTGGCTACTTACATTACTGGCACTAACTATATGTACTTGCAGTGGAGCAAGATTGACGTTGGGCAGCCGGACTTTAGGGAATCAAACAGATTATTCTACATATTCTGGGAAGCTTGTAAAGCAGATAAACGTAGCTACGGAATGTGCTACCTTAAAAACAGACGATCGGGTTTTTCGTTTATGGCTTCAGGAGAAACCGTTAACCAAGCAACGATATCTTCAGATGCTAGATTTGGTATATTGTCCAAATCTGGACCAGATGCAAAGAAGATGTTTACAGACAAAGTTGTACCAATATCAGTCAATTACCCCTTCTTTTTCAAGCCAATACAGGACGGAATGGATCGACCGAAGACAGAGCTCGCTTATAGAGTTCCCGCGTCAAAGTTTACGAGACGCAAGCTCGATTCAAACGAGAAGCTACAAGAGATCACAGGGCTCGACACGACGATCGACTGGAAAAACACGGGGGACAACTCGTATGACGGTGAGAAATTAAAACTACTAGTACACGATGAAAGTGGAAAGTGGGAGAGACCAACTAATATATTAAATAACTGGAGGGTTACAAGAACTTGTTTAAGACTAGGTTCAAGAATTATAGGCAAGTGTATGATGGGATCAACGTCAAACGCTTTAGATAAAGGAGGAGATAACTTTAAAAAACTTTACAATGATTCAGACGTTACACAAAGAAACGCCAATGGACAGACTCGCTCAGGACTCTATTCTTTGTTCATACCTATGGAATGGAACTACGAAGGCTACATTGATTCTTATGGCTTTCCTGTATTCAACACACCAGAAAAAGAAGTAGTAGGTCCTTTTGGAGATCCAATTACTCAAGGTGTTATAGAGTATTGGGACAATGAAGTTGAAGGTCTTAAAAATGATCAAGATGGTTTAAATGAATTCTACAGACAGTTTCCACGCACAACTAAACACGCGTTTAGAGATGAGTCTAAAGAATCTCTATTTAACCTTTCAAAGATATATGAGCAGATAGATTTTAATGAAGATCTTAAAAACTCAATAAATGTTACTCAAGGAAGTTTTCAGTGGGAAAACGGAGTTAAAGATACAAAAGTTATATTTGTACCAAACAAAAGCGGTAGATTTAGAGTTTCCTGGGTTCCACCTTTAAATCTCCAAAATCGTGTGATAATAAAGGGTGGACTGAAATATCCAGGTAATGAACACTGTGGAGCTTTTGGTTGTGATAGTTATGATATATCAGGTACGGTTGATAAAAGAGGATCAAATGGATCTTTACATGGCTTAACTAAATTTAGTATGGAGGACGTACCTCCAAACCATTTCTTTTTAGAATATATAGCTAGACCACAAACTGCTGAGATATTTTTTGAAGATGTGTTAATGGCATTAGTTTTTTACAGTATGCCAATATTAGCGGAAAATAACAAGCCTAGATTGTTGTATCATTTAAAAAGAAGAGGTTATAGAAATTTCTCTATAAATAGACCAGACAGGAAGTACAATAAATTATCGATAACTGAAAGAGAGCTTGGTGGAATACCAAATTCAAGTGAAGATATCAAGCAAGCTCACGCTGCTGCTATAGAGTCTTATATAGAAGATTTTGTAGGATTAAAAGAAACTGGCTATGGAGATATGTACTTTCAAAGAACACTGGAAGACTGGGCTAAATTTAATATAAACAACAGGACAAAGCACGATGCTTCTATTAGTTCTGGACTAGCCTTGATGGCTTGTAATAAACATAGATACGCTCCATCAGCTCCAGTTAAAAGAGAAGCTGTAAATTTAGGAATTAAAAAATATGACAACAAAGGTGTCACATCAAAAATAATAAGTTAAATGGGTATATACACTAACACCAATAGCGCTTTTCCAAGCCAAGTAGTAAGCGACGCTGAAAAAGCTAGCTGGGAATACGGAACTCAAGTTGCTCAAGCAATAGAGTATGAGTGGTTTGACCAAGGGCGAACTGGAGGTAATAGATATCTAACTAATTGGAATAATTTTCATTCGTTAAGATTGTACGCTAGAGGTGAACAGCCTGTGCAGAAATATAAAGATGAATTATCCATTAATGGTGATTTGTCTTATCTTAATTTAGACTGGAAGCCAGTACCTATTTTATCTAAGTTTGTAGACATCGTAGTTAACGGTATATCGCAAAAGTCTTATGATATAAAAGCCTACTCTCAAGATCCTAGCTCAGTAAAGAAAAGAACTGAATACGCTAGCAAGCTTCAAGAAGATATGGTTGCTAAAGAGTATTTAGACGGCTTAAAACAAACGTTAGGTATCGACTTATATCAGTCACCGAGCAGTGTTGTGGTTCCAGAATCTAAAGAAGAGTTAGAGCTACACATGCAGCTTAGTTACAAGCAGTCAATTGAAATAGCAGAAGAAGAAGCTATATCAACTGTATTTGCTCAAAATAAATATGATCTTGTAAGACGTAGATTAAACATGGATCTTACAACTATTGGTATTGCGGCTGGTAAAACCAACTTTAATACAGCTGAAGGAATTACTGTTGACTACGTAGATCCAGCTTATATGGTTTACTCATACACAGAAGATCCAAACTTTGAAGATATATATTATGTGGGTGAAGTAAAGTCTATAACAATACCAGAGCTTAAAAAAGAGTTTCCTGGTATATCACAAGAGGAGTTAGAAAGAATACAAAAAACACCTGGAAACAGACAGTATATAACTGGTTGGGGTAATTACGACGAAAACACTGTGCAGGTTATGTACTTTGAATATAAGACTTACCACAATCAAGTTTTTAAAATAAAGCAAACAGATTCAGGATTATTAAAAGCTTTGGAAAAACCAGATACGTTTGATCCGCCTGAAAATGATAACTTTGAAAGAGTATCTAGGTCTATAGAGGTTTTATACACTGGCGCAAAAGTTTTAGGAACTAACACTATACTAGATTGGGGCTTAGCAGAGAACATGTCTAGGCCAATGGCAGACACAACTAAGGTTAAAATGAATTACACGATATGTGCTCCTAGAATGTATAAGGGACGCATAGAGTCTGTTGTAAGTAAATGTATTGGATTTGCAGACATGATTCAACTAACGCATCTTAAACTGCAACAGGTAATGTCTAGGATGGTTCCAGACGGTGTTTATTTAGACATGGACGGATTAGCTGAGGTTGATCTTGGTAATGGAACTAATTATAATCCTGCAGAGGCTTTAAACATGTATTTCCAAACTGGTTCTATAGTAGGTAGATCAATGACGCAAGACGGCGATATGAATCCTGGTAAAGTGCCTATTCAAGAACTTAATAGCTCTAGCGGACTTGGTAAAATACAGGCGCTAATACAAACATATCAGTATTACTTACAAATGATACGCGATGTAACGGGATTAAACGAAGCCAGAGATGGAAGCACGCAAGATAAGAACTCATTAGTAGGTCTTCAAAAGATGGCGGCTAACGCGTCCAATGTAGCAACCAGACATATCAAACAAGCTAGTTTATACCTTACGTTAAAGCTAGCAGAGAACGTATCTCTTAAAATAGCGGATGCTTTGTATTTTCCATTAACAGCTGAATCACTTAAAAACTCTATATCAACTTATAACGTTGAAACGCTTCAGCAGGTTATTGATTTAAACTTATATGATTTTGGTGTATTTTTAGAACTAGAGCCAGATGACGAAGAGCAAGCTAAATTAGAAGAAAACATTCAAGTCGCGTTAGGTGGAGGTGGTATTGACTTAGAAGACGCTATTGACTTAAGACAAATTAAAAATCTTAAGCTAGCTAATCAAATGCTTAAGGTAAAACGCAAGCAAAAAGCTATTCAAGACCAAGCTAATCAACAGGCTAACATACAAGCTCAAGCTGCTGCTCAAGCAGAAACTGCAGAAAAAACAGCTATGGCTGAAGTTCAAAAGCAAGAAGCTATATCAGGTTCTAAAGTTCAATACGAACAAGCTAAAGCTCAAATGGAAATAAACAAAATGCAAATAGCAGCTGATTTAGAAAAAATAAAAATGCAGCAAAAGTTTGAATACGATATGCAATTAAAGCAACTAGAGGTTCAAGCGATGCAGCAAAAAGAAGCGGCTATAGAAGATAGAAAAGATAAACGTAGCAAAATGGAAGCTACACAACAAAGTGAAATGATAAGCCAGCGTCAAAATGATAGCTTACCTAAAGACTTTGAAAACGAACCCGATATGGGTATGCAAGCTTTCATGTAGAAAGTAAACAATTATTTAATTATATTATATTATGTCAGAAGTAAAACAAGAAGAACCTGTTAAGCAGGAGGGTGAGTTTAAACTTAAAAAGAAAACTCCAAAAAAATTAACTAAAACAAGTGACGAACCTGTTAGAGTTAACATTAAAGAACCTTTAGTAGAACTAGAACCAGAGGTTAAAAAGGTAGTAATACCTAAAGAGCAAGAAGAGGTTATACAGATCGGAGAAATAAAAGATTCTCCTGTGGAAAAACCAATCATAGAAGTAGTTGAAGACGTTGAAGAGTTTACGCCGATTAAAGAAGTTGAAGTAGCCAAAGTAGAAGCTGAAGTTAAAGAAGCATTAAGAGATGAAAAAGTTTTAGGTAAGCAATTACCTGAGAACATTGAAAAGCTCGTTAGCTTCATGGAGGACACTGGCGGAACAATTGAAGATTATACTAGACTTAACGCTGATTACTCTAGCGTTGATGATAAAACGTTATTGAAAGAGTATTATAAGAAAAACAAACCTTATCTAGATAATTCAGATGTTGAACTTCTTTTGGAAGATTTTGACTATGATGAAGATTTGGATGAGGATAGAGATATACGCAAAAAGAAACTTGCGTTCAAAGAAGAAGTTGCAAAAGCTAAAGGCTTTTTAGAGGAAACAAAGGTTAAGTATTACGATGAAATCAAGTTGAGATCAAACGTAAACCCTGATACTCAGAAAGCTACAGACTTTTTCAACCGATATAACAAGCAACAGGAAGTAGCTGAGCAACAACATAAGCGGTTCCAAGAAAGTACTAAACAGCTTTTTAACGATAATTTCGAAGGTTTCGATATTAAAGTCGGTGATAAAAGTTATAAGTACAATATTCAAAACCGTGATAAAGTTGCAGAAAACCAATCAAACATTAATAACCTTGTCGGGAAGTTCCTAGACTCTGATGGTAATGTTAGTGACACGATAGGTTATCACAAAGCTATGTACGCTGCTGACAACGTAGATAAAATCGCCTCTCACTTTTACGAGCAAGGAAAAGCAGACGCCGTTAAAGACGTTATGAACAAGTCTAAAAACTTAAGTGATACCAAAGCTAGGTCATCACAAGGTGACGTGTTCTTGAATGGATTTAAGGTTAAAGCTATCTCAGGTGCTGATTCTACAAAACTGAAAATTAAAACAAAAAGATTTTAACTAAAAAACACAAATTATGGCGAGTACTTTAACTCCAACATTTGGTAGTATTATCCCGAGTCAAAAGCAGGAATTGCTAAACTCTAACTACCTACAATTTAACAGTGACGCTGCTGGCGACACTAACACATTTGCACAACAATACTTACCTGAGATCTACGAACAAGAAGTAGAGCGTTACGGAAACCGTACTTTATCTGGATTCTTACGCATGGTTGGTGCTGAAATGCCAATGACTTCTGACCAAGTAATTTGGTCTGAGCAAAACAGATTACACATCTCTTACGATGGATGTACTCTTCCTTCTACTTTAACTATTGATTTAGAAACTAACGGAACAACTATTCAAAACGTTATATCTCCAAGAGCTACTGTTGTGGTATTAGACCCAACGACTGGTTTAGAGGCTAAATGTTTAGTGACTGACTCTGACACAACTACAGGTATAATTACTATACAACCTTATACTGTTGCGGATCTTACCGGCTTTACAGCTACAGGATTGAAAGTTTTTGTATACGGTTCTGAGTACCAAAAAGGTGGATCTATTTCAGCTGGTGCAACTGGAGCTAACACAGGAACTCAGTATTTAAGTGTTGATCCTCAGTTTACACAGTACTCTAATTCACCAATCATCCTTAAGAGCCAATACGTAGTATCTGGTTCTGATATGGCACAAATTGGATGGGTTGAAGTTGCAACTGAAGATGGAACATCTGGATACTTATGGTATTTAAAAGCTGAATCTGAAACTCGTTTACGTTTTGAAGATTACTTAGAGATATCTATGATTGAGGGTGAAAAAGTTGGAGCTGCTTCTGCTATCACCACTGGAAAAGGAACTGAAGGTTTATTCGCCGCTGTTAGCGCGCGTGGTAACGTAAACGTTGGCTTTACAGCGGCTGATGGATTAGCTGATTTTGATGCTATCTTGAAAAATTTAGATACTCAAGGAGCAATTGAAGAAAACATGTTATTCTTACAGAGACAAACATCTCTTGATTTTGACGATATGTTAGCTAAGCTTTCTTTAGGTTCTGCCGGTGGAACTGCTTTTGGATTATTTGAAAACTCTGAAGAAATGGCTTTGAATCTTGGATTCTCTGGATTCAGAAGAGGTTCTTACGATTTTTACAAGACTGACTGGAAATACTTAAACGATGCGTCTACTCGTGGTGGAGCTGGTGGTAATAACTCTGTTGAGGGTGTATTAATTCCTGCTGGAACTTCTACAGTTTACGATCAGATTTTAGGAACTAACATCCGTCGACCATTCTTACACGTACGATACAGAGCTTCACAAGCTGATGATCGTCGTATGAAGTCTTGGTTAACTGGTTCTGCTGGAGGAGCTTACACATCTACTTTAGATGCTATGGAAGTAAACTTCCTATCTGAAAGATGTTTAGTAACTCAAGCTGCTAACAACTTCGTTCTTTTCAAAGGAGCATAGTAATTTATCAATAATAATCCCTGCCTTCGGGCGGGGGTTTTTTATATGACATTAGCCCCTTACTAGTTATATACTATGGCTATTGTCACATTTTTAAACTATTTAATTATATTATATTATGGCTAAAAAAGCTACAGCAGAAACAATCGAGGTTGCACCTCAAGAGGTAGCAGTTAAAACTGCACCACAAAAACCCACAAAACCAACGTGGGAAATCAAAGATAGAATATACTATCTTAAAGGTAATAAATCTCCTTTAACATTAACAATACCTAGTAAGCATACACGTAAGCATGCTTTATTATACTTTGACCCTAAGTTAGGTACGCAAAGGGAAATTAGATATGCAACTAACCAAAGTTCTCCACTTGTTGATGAACAAAAAGGGGAATGCACTATGGGTCATATAACTTTTAAAGATGGGGATTTAAAAGTTCCAAAAGAACAACAAAACTTACAAAAACTACTTTCACTTTACCACCCATTAAAAGGTAAAATGTATGAAGAGTTTAGTGCTGTTGAAGAAGCAGAAGATCAATTAGATATTTTAGATCTTCAAATTGACGCTTTAAACGCGGCTAGATCAATGGATGTAGATCAAGCAGAAGCAATATTAAGAGTTGAACTAGGGTCTAAAGTTAACTCAATGAGTTCTAAAGAGCTTAGAAGAGATTTACTTTTATTTGCTAGACAAAACCCTGTATTGTTTATAAACCTAGCTAACGATGAAAATGTTATGCTACGTAACTTTGCTATCAGAGCTTCTGAAGCAGGCATAATTAAATTATCTCAAGATCAAAGAACATTCACATGGGGATCAAACGGTAGAAAATTAATGAATGTACCATTTGATGAAAATCCTTATTCAGCTTTTGCGGCTTTCTTAAAAACCGACGAAGGTGTTGAAATCTATAAGTCTATAGATAAAAAACTATAAAAACAAGTAATACTATAGTAGCTAGGTCACTTTAAACGTGGCCTAACTACTATAATTAATAAAAATAAAAAATGGCAGTAAGCGTAGACAAAGTATATAAAACAGTCTTGTTCATATTAAACAAAGAACAAAGAGGTTATGTGACACCTGCTGAGTTTAATAGTATTGCAGAGCAGGTTCAGTTTCAGATATTTGAATCTTACTTTCCAGACGGTAATCAACAATTTAGAAAAAACCAAACAAACGCTCAAAATGGCACTGAGTTTTTTGATATGTTTAAAGATATATCATATAAATTACATCCTTTTGAAAAAGAAGTATCTTTTACGTACGACGCTGCTGAGGATGGGTTTACACAAACAACACCTGTAGCTGATGTATTATATAAAATAGGTGAGGTTATATCGAACTACACTAGCGTAAATCCTAGTTTAGCTTCTATAACACAGCTAGTTAGTAAGTCAGATTTTAATAAGATTTCAAGATCAAAACTTACAGCTCCAGATAATAAAAATCCTTTATTCTTCACTACAAACACAGTGGGTAGCTTATTATTAAAAGTAGCTCCAACTCCAAACACTATAACAGTAAACGCATTAGTAACTCCTACACCTCCTAACTGGAGTTTTACTACTGGAGGTTTAGGTCAATATATTTACAATCCAAATTTATCTATTGACTTTCAATTAGACGGTGCTGAGCAGACTTTATTAATATTAGAAATATTAAAGTATTTTGGAATAGTAATAAATGATCCAACAATAATTCAAGCAGCTTCTCAAGAAGCTCAACAAATGGAAATTAACGAAAAAAGCTAATAAATGAGTTTAATAACTGAAACAAACCAACAATATTATCAAGGTGCTCAAGGCTTTAGAGGTGACGGTGATAAGCTGTCTTTCCCAACAACTTTCGATACGGATTTAATCTTAGGTAACTTCGATCCTAATGATATTAACTATTCTTTAAATAACTTTAAACTATACACTAGCCAAACTGGTCTACCAGGTGATTACGAAGAGTATATTACAGAGTTTTCTGTTGTAGATAACGCTATAGTATTTCCTGCAGGTTCTGAACCAGCGCTTGGTTTATACATAGTTGTTCAGTTAAAAAAACTAGACGGAGGACTTTATGGTAATGACGAAACCGCTAAAGCCTACGGTCAAATCGTTGAAGACAACTACGGTAGCTATTCTTATATATCGTTAAACGATGCTATAGACAACTTCATGGTTGGTTACGTAGGTGATGGCAAGTTAATACAAACCGCTAAAAAATCAGATGTTTTGTTTTTTGCTAAAAGAGGTTTACAGGAGTTTAGCTACGACACTTTGAAAAGCGTAAAGACTTCAGAGCTAACTATACCTCAAAGTTTAACTTTACCACTACCACAAGACTACGTTAATTATGTTAGGACTTCTTGGACAGACAGAAGTGGTGTTAAGCATATAATATACCCAACAAACAATTTAACAAGTAGTCCTTACTATACTAACATACAAGACTCTAAAGGTATACCAACTCAGGATAACTTTGGAGAAAATGTAGAAGGCACTTCTCTTATACAAGAAAGATGGCATAGTAACAATAATCAAGAACTTAATGATTACCTAGCAGAAAGCCCAGATACTTTAGGGTTTAACTTTAGAGGCAATGGAGATTTTATATATTCAAACAATAGAAGCCAGTATGGTTTAGACCCTCAATACGCTCAAACAAATGGTTATTTCAACTTAAACGAAAGAGAAGGTAAAATGTCTTTTTCTAGTGGATTAGTTGGTGAGCTTATATTGCTAGAATACATCTCTGACGGCTTAGCATACGATACAGATACTAAGATACCAAAATTAGCAGAAGACGCGTTATATGCACACATATTACATGCTATAATATCCACACGTGCTAATCAACCAGAATATGTAGTTCAAAGATTGAAAAAAGAAAAATCTGCTAAATTAAGGAATGCAAAAATAAGATTATCTAATATAAAGACTAGTGAAATCACTCAAGTGATGAGAGGTAAGTCTAAATGGATTAAACACTAAAATTAAATGGCACAAGCAAGAAACACTTTTGTAAGAAGTAAGTTAAATAAAGACTTAGATGCTAGGTTGCTTCCTCAGGGAGAGTATAGAGATGCTTTTAACGTTCAAGTTAGTAAGTCTGAAGGATCTAGCGTTGGTTCTTTAGAAAATGTTCTTGGAAATTACAAGGTTTTAGATTTAAACGAGTTAACAGGCGTATCAAATTTATCTTGTATAGGTGAAATTAAAGACGAATCTAGTGGTTTCGTTTATTTGTTTTTAACAAATAATGAATTAACTTCATATAATGTTAACGCTGATAATTTTATAGTTAGATATAACACTTTAGGAGAAGGATTGTCTTTTGCTAATATACTTGTGCAAGGATCTTTTTTAAATTTTTCTACTCAGTTTAACATTTACGGGATTAATATTCTAGAAGGCTTGCTCTTCTGGACAGACAACCATAATCAACCTAGAGTTATTAACACTGCTCTAGCTGAATCATCAATACTTCATTACGTCAACGAAGATCAAATATCTGTAGCTAAATACAATCCTTATAAGTCTATAGAATTATATGATATTTTGTCTGACGAGCCAGAGACTACAATGCATGATGTTACTTCTAAGTTCTATCCTAATGGAGGTTCAGGTTCTGTTTCTGGAACATACAGCGGTACTGATGAGATCGTGTTAACAAACGTTGTAGGTAACTTAGTAGATTCACTATCAACAACACCCTATAATACGGGGGCAATTTTTAGCTATGTCGATCCTACTGGAAACATTATAGATACAACTAAAAAAATCAATAGATTCACATACGCAGATTCTACGACCACTCCTTCTGCAACAGAACCTACTTGGACAATTGAACTAGATGGACCTACAAACGTAACACTTACAGATGGTCAAGAAGTTGTTTTTAATGCCAATAAATACTATGATTCAACATTTGCAGGTGATCCTGATTATTTAGAAAGTTTATTTCCTAGGTTTTCTTACAGATTTAGATTTGAGGATAACGAGCATTCTCTAATAGCTCCATTTACACAAATAGCTTTTATACCAAAACAAGATGGCTATTTTTTATATACACCAAATTATTTAACAGATCAAAACACACCTTACAACGGCTTACAAGAGGTTAACGATCAAGACTCGGCTTACGCTAGTACTATAGTAAGCTTTGTTGAAAATAAAGTTAATAAAATAAAATTAAAAATACCGTTACCATCTTCAGCAGATACTCTTAGAAACAACTTTAAAGTAAAGGAATTAGATATATTATTCAAAGAGTCAGACGGTTTAGCTGTTAAGCTTATTGATACTATTTCAATAGAAGAAATTGAAACTAAAGCGGGTAGCGATACTTTTTTTGAGTATAACTATTTATCTAAAAAACCTTACAAAACACTACCATCTGGGGATTTAACTAGGGTTTATGACAAAACACCGGTTAGAGCTTTTTCGCAAGAGATAATTAGCAATAGGATTGTTTACGGAAATTTCCAAGATAAACACACTCCACTTAAAAGTATAAACTACAGTGTAACTGTTAGTCCAAAAGAAGACTTTAACGTTGATAATAGCGCAGTTGGACCTGATCAAGATTACGTTTCCAAGGTAGAATACCCAAACCATACAATTAAACAGAATAGAAACTACCAAGTTGGTATAGTTTTACAGGATAAGTTTGGAAGAAGCTCTAGTGTAATACTATCTAATAGCACTGAAAAACTGTTAAATGCAGCTACAGGTTTAGCTTTTGGAGGAGACACTATTTACTCTCCTTATGTAGGTGAATCAACGCCACCTCAAGATTGGCCAGGTAATTCTTTGAAAGTCTTATTTAATGAGCCAATACTTCCAACAGCTCCTGTACCTAGTGGTGATTTACAAGGTTGGCCTGGTATATACAATGGAGATTCTACTAGCGCTGATTATAATCCACTAGGATGGTACTCTTATAAGATAGTTGTAAAACAAACAGAACAAGAATACTACAACGTTTATGCGCCAGGTATAATGGCTGCTTACCCTCAGAGACAAGGCCTAGAGTTGTCAAAAACTTCTCACATGGTTTTAATAGGTGATAATATAAATAAAGTGCCTAGAGATTTAAACTTAGTAGGTCCAGATCAAAAACAGTTTAGAAGTTCTGTGCAAGTGTATGGAAGAGTTGAAAATAACGACTTAGGTGTTGATTGGCAAAACGTAGCTTACCCTACTAATCTAGGAGACACTAACGGTCAGTATTATACAGGGAGAGATTCTAACACGGTTTCAACTATTTCAACAGTTAACGACATGTTTGAATATGACCCGACATCTCCACCTAGACCTAACTATATACCACAGTTTTATCAATACGAATCAAACCCTTTAATAGCTAGAATAAACACACCTAAGCAAATAGGTCAAATTTCTACAACAAACTATTCTCCAGCTAGCGCTGAAGCTTTAGAAGATCAAACTACCACCTCGGGATCTCCAGATTTAAAGCTTCAAAATGTAGATGGAACTATATTAGTAAACTCAATAATAAGCTCTCCAAAACTAGTCGAAGGTTTATTAGTTTCAGACGTTGACAACCTAAATGCACCGTCTATAAGAATTAAAGATACTCAAGGCAATGCGGTATATGTAACTGTTAAAGCTGGTGACATAATAACCTTCGAACCAGGATTGTGGACTGGCAGTGTAACTGACGATTCAGAAGGTTTACAAACACCTGGTATACAATATCTAGCTGTTTACGAAACAGAACCTGTTGAAAGTTTATTAGATATATACTGGGAAACTTCAACCTCTGGTTTAGTTTCTGACTTAAACAGTTTAATACTAAGTGAAACTGGTGGTGGAGCAGGTTTATCACCAATAAACTCAACAGATTGGGATGAGGCTTTGTCTGTAGGAGAAAAAATACTTTCAAACAATTTTACTGTTCAAGACAACTTTGGAACAGCTATAGATCCTAGCTTTTTAACGATGAATCTTGTTAGTGTTTTTAGTCAAGCTCAAGAACCAGTAAATGTACAATTAACGCCTTTAGGACCTTATTTTACATTGATTGATGAAAACGATGATCCTAGTATAGCTGCAGGTTATTATAACATAGTAATAACTCAGAAATACTTCGATGACGTGTTCTTTTTTAGACAAGCACCGGATTTAAGTAGGTTTTTTAACTTTAACCTTACAGCTATTGTGAACGATCCTTCTAACGAAGACGGTCCTCAGCAGTCAGCTTTTACTTTTGAAGCATATCCAAAAAACGTTTTACCTTTGTTTGACGCAAGCCAACAACAGCCTGGACAAAATGACACAGTGTACAAAAACAATCTAGATGAAGTCTTTGCTACTTACTATATATTAAATGGAGCTTTAAATAACGACTTAAGATGGCAAGATTTAGACTTAAGTGTTGTTTCTATTTTTGACCTACTGTCTAGCAATCCTACGCAAGATTTACTGGAAGATTCTAGCCAGCAAAATGACTTTTTCACATTTAGAAACTACTTAGAAGTTCAACAGAATGGAGATAAATCTTTAAGATGTGATTTAGAGTCAGGAGTTGGAACAGGTAACGTAATACCTTCCAATTACCAAGTTGAGATGTTAGCTAGTGACGCTGGTAATAGCGACGTAGCTAGAACTTTGTTTGTAGAAATGGTCTTTACACCTACTGGAATAACGAATGAAGTTAAGCTTTTTGACTGTAATAACCCATCTAATTTTAGTTATGAAAAATACGTCGCTATAGAAGTCGCGAACTGGAACGGTGGAGGTAATGGTATTTACATGTATAAAGAAACAGAGTGGGACGCTGCAAACGGATTGTTACAGCAAAGCAATGGTACTGTTTTTAATTTAAACTTTTCAAACGCTATTACTAGTGCAGGATCCATTTCTTGCACGAGTAGTGTTGGATCTTATAATAGACCTATATTTGCTACAACTAGAGCTGGAGCTGAGTCCTTACTGGAAAGTATATGCTATGATTGTCCAGGCGATCGCGGAGTTACTGATTGGACGAACACAGTAGACAATCCAATTGACTTTGGAACTTTGAGGTTTCAAGTAACTTAACGTAAAAAAATAAAGTAATAAGTAATAATTAATTATGGCTGGAGCGGTAGTAGAAGTGAAATATTTTAACTCTTTTGTTCTTAAGAAGACAAACAAAGACTCGTTACCCGTGTGGAATGGATCCTACGGTATACCCGCTAGCAAAGGTGGTTATCCAGTTGTTTCCGCTACTAGTGAAGATAATTCTTGGGCTATTGAAGAATCAAGAATAAGAGGAGGTTTTAATAACACCTCTACAGACTACGGGGTAAAAGCTTACTTGGTTGAAGAAGAACCGAATTCAACTGTTAGAGGCAATGCGTTGATATATTCTGGTATATTCAATTCTAGAACAGGTATAAACAGAACAAATGTTTTTTCTACTGCTGACGACATAACTAAAGCGGCTGATCCCGCTAATGGCTCTATACAAAAGCTTTACGCGGAAGACTCTAACTTAATAATATTTCAAGAAAGAAAAATAAGTAGAGCTTTAATAGATAAAGATGCCATTTATTCAGCAGAAGGAACTTCTAGTATTACGTCTAGTAATTTAACCATAGGCGTTATACAGCCTTATGCAGGAGAGTTTGGTATAAGTAAAAACCCTGAAAGTTTTGCTGTTTATGGTTACCAAAAGTATTTTTCAGACAAAAACAACAATTCTATATTAAGACTTTCTAATAATGGAATAACTGAAATATCAAGAGTTGGTATGAAAGATTTCTTTAGAGATAAACTAAATGAAATAGATACTAATTCTGGAAATGGTGTTGTGTTAGGGGTTTGGGATATACATAATGATCAATACGTTATTTCACTACAACAACCAGGCGTTAGTCAAGTTCCCACAAATAGCACTTATAATACTTTGTGTTGGGACGAAGATATTAAAGGGTGGACAAGTAGATTTTCTTATCCTCCTCAAAAAGCGTTTAGTATTGGCGCTAATTTCTACACTATACAAAACAGTTTAAACCAGCAAGGACAAGCAGAAAGACCGCTGGCTATATGGAAGCACTATGACAATAGAATTAATAGAGGATCTTTCTACGACGTAGCTGGTGTTTCTAATGTTACTTTTGTTTTAAACACTCAAAGTACTACTTCAAAGAACTTTAAAAACATATCTTACGAAGGTAGCAATGGGTGGGAGGTAACCAGGTACACATCAGACGATACTGGTAAAGATTTTAATTTTACTACAAATCTTTGGCAATCAACACCGGACTCAACGAACGGCGTATATAGCTATACTAACGGTGAGTATGTAATAAATCCAGTAACAGGGCTAGCTGTTAATAGAGCGAACTATTTTACTACGCTTGGAACAAATGATCCTAGCTTAAATAGGTATTACGCTGGTTTTACTAGGAAAGAAAATAGATACGTAGCTAACTTAGTTTCTAACACATCCGCTCAAGCTGGTGAAGTAATATTTGGTGATTCTATTAGTGGAGTAAAAGGTTTTTTTGTAATAGGAGTTGCTCAAACAGACAACGTGACAGATCCTGGTGGGGAAAAACAAATATTCTCTGTAATGTCAGATTATAGTATTAACAATGGATATTAATGAACAAGCTAAGCAACTTTACTAGAAAGCTAGAAACATTGCAAGAGGTTTTAATAGCTAACAATGATAAAGATTTCATACATGGTGATGGAAAAATTCTTGTAGATAACGAAGACTTTCCTATAAAGCACAACTTTTCAGATCAATTGTATATGAGAGAAATGAAAATGAAAGCTGGAACATTTGTTGTAAGCGCTATGCATCATACGGATCATTTTTGGTTTTTAATGACTGGCAGAATACAAGTAACAACAGATGGAGAAACGGTGGAACATATAGCACCTTGTTTTGAAAAGTCTATAAAAGGCGCTAAAAGACTTATAACATGTATAGAAGACTGTGTATTTATAAACGTACACAAAAACCCATCTAACGATCAAAACTTAGATACAATAGAAAAAAACTTATATTCTTTTACTATAGAAGAGTATGTAAATAAAGAAAAAGTATGTCAGGAATAGTAACGGCAGGCGTTATAGGAGGAGTTGCTTCTATAGCAGGCGGGATTTTTGGATCTAGCGCTGCTAAAAGAGAAAAGCGAAGAGCTGAAGCAGAAAAGCGGCGTTTGACTAAGAAACTAGAAACGCTAGAGGCTAATAGACAAGAGATAATAAATCCTTATGCAGATGTAACTAGTCTTAGCAGTATGATAAGTAATCCATTTGCTAACCTATCAGTTGCAACAGGAGCGGCTGAGATGAAAATTGAAGAGGCTGATATATCATTAGCTAACACACTAGATACAATTAGAGAAACCGGCGGTGGTGCTGGTGGAGCTACAGCTTTAGCTCAAGCTGCTTTACAGTCTAAGAAAGGTGTTGCAGCTAGTATTGAGATGCAAGAAAAAAGTAACGAAGACAAAAGAGCTCAAGGAGAAGCAAATGTTCAACAGCAAAAAATGGCTGAAGAGCGTAGAATGCAACAATCTGAAGTTGCTGGTAAACAATTTGTATATAGTGAAACTGAAAACAGAGAGGTTGCTCAATTAAATAGAGTAGCTGGTCAATTAGGAATGGCAGAACAAGTTAGAGCACAAGCTCAAGCGGATCAAACAGGAGCAATAACCGGTATGTTCGGTAGCTTAGCTAGCATAGGAGGTTCTATGGCTGGAGGCGGAGCGTTTACTAAACAATAATAATTCATGGAAAACAATAACATACTTCAAAATCTTTTTATACAACAATTTAATCAAAGTGATTCTATTGCGTATAATAAAGGTTTTACAGCTAACACCAGTGATTATAATTTTCAATTACTAGACAACGCTTATAGAAACACGGGTAAGATATATGCTAAAATAAAACTAGCTATAGAAAACAATGAATGTCAATCAGAGAATTGTGCTTTAGAACTTGCTGAGTTAAAACATCTAACAGACGCACCTCAAATATCATTAGATTTTTTAGCTACAATTATGTCTGAGCTTTCAGTGACAGAAGATCCAACGTTTGATCCTAACAATGATTTTAAATACACCGTAGCTAATAGCATATTAAATGCTAGACCTGGGTTTTCTAAAACAGATGGTTACAATGTTTACTTGGATTTATTACCAGGTGGAGCACAACAATTAGTTTTTGTAGGTCCTTTATTTGAAGAGCCATTTATTATAAACAACACAGCTTTAAATGCTTTAAATCTAGCGCAAACATCATTAGTAGGATCTACACCTACAATACCAAGTGACATGTTATCTTTATTAACAGCTGTAGGTATTTTTGCTGCAGATGCTGTTATGGAAAATGGAGAGCTAGGAGCAGGAGCTAAAATTCAAGAAGAGTTTGTTTTAAAGAATCCAGACGGATCTTTTGACTATGCAATAATTGACATCGGCGGAGGTAAAGGTAGAAATACTTTAAAATACGATTTAGATAAAATAGAAAAGAAAACGGCTCCTTTTATAAACGCTGAGATAGCTGGTTTAATGAGCTCTGAGCAAGACGTAATTGCTGCTTGGAATGTTTATATATCTAAAGGTACAAGTGCTGAAGAGGACGCTCAAATGGTCCAAGACGCTAATGCTGGAGACTCTAGTTGGTCTTACATTGAAGATTTACCTTTAGCCCAAGATAAGAAAGTTTTATTTGAAAAGAAATATAAAGAATACTTCATGAATAATTATCTAAAACAATTTATTACAAATCAATTTCCTACAGTTCCAGAAGATGCAGCTGTATTTGATTTAGCCGAAGCTAAGCAAGCTAAGGCTCAAAAGTTTATTGACGATAATAACCTATAAATTTAATTAAATGACATTAATAGAATACATAACTTCTTTACAAGACACTGGGTTATCTCGGGATGAAATTATAGCTAAAACTAAAGAGTTTAAAAAAACTATAGGTCTAGAAGACACTAAGGTGACTGAAGCACCTGTTGAAGAAGTAAAGACAGAAGTTGTTGTGGAAAAGGATGCGACTGCAGCAACAACCCCGGGAGCATCCGAGAGTTTAAGTTCTGGAAGTGGAGAATCAGTATCTCAAGAACCTAGATTTTTTGGTCCTGGCATGACTGATAAAGAAATGGATCAAGCTAGAAAATCACAAAAACAATACAAAGACCAAACAGCTAAGTTAAACAGTGTAGTTAAGGAAAATGAAACTTACTCTGCTGATAACTACGATTATAAATGGGAGGTAAGTGACGATAATAAAATAAAGTACTATACTAAAAAGCAAGAAACTGATAATTGGTTAGATCTAAGTGAAAACAATGGATCTCAAGATGCTCAAATAAACTTAGCAGCAGTTCAATTGGAGTTGGGTCATAGAGATGATATAACTAAAGAAGAGCTTCAAGAAGCTAGAAATCAACCTATAGATTTAGGTGTGAATCAAGAGGAAGGCGTTTTGTGGGAAACTCAAACCTACGCACCGCCAATGTCAGAATATGTTGGTAACGTTATAGAAGAAGATATAGAGCAAAGCCCTGAGCTCACGTATTACACTGCTCAAAAAAATAAGCTAAAAGAAATAGAACAACAAAGAGTTGACCTAGAATCTAAGTCAATTAGATTTGCTAATAATAACTTTGAAGATCAAGCATCTAGAGATCAATTTATAGCTAAAGAGCTAGCTAATTTTGATGAAAATAACGCTAAGGAAATAGAGTTAATTAAAGAGTTAGATGGTTTAACAGATACTCAGTCAAAGGCTCTTGAAGAGCTTAGAAAAGACACTGGAAACAATGCTAGTACAGGTGGTGGCTTTGGAGATGTTACAAACTATATAAACTCTGCTTTAAAAGGTTTCGGTGTAGACTTTAGTGAACCTAGTGAAACTATAGAAATAAACGATGAGATAGAGTTAAACATAGTAAATTCTTTAGATAAAAGATCTTTACAAAAACTAGCTAAAGGAACTTTTACTTTACAAGAAAAAGAAGATTTAATAAATAAATTTAAAATACCTGTAATAAAAAGAAAGTCTAAATTTTTAAGTTCTCAATTTGAAAATGTTAAACTAAAATACGATGAGGATATTATTCAATTAGACTCTGATTTAGACACTATAAATTCTCAAATGACAGCTCTAAAGGATTCTGGATTAAACACTCCTGAGCAGGTGCAAAACTATAATTCCTTAGTTTCAACTTACACAGAAACTTCTAAAATAAGAAACGAAAAGCTTGGTTTTTATAAGAAAGAATTGTCTAATATAGCCGCGACTAAAAGCAGTATTGAAGGGGATTTAAACATGAGTTTTTCTAGAGAAACTTTGGGAAATAATTTTAAATTATCTGATGAGGTTGAAGCTTACAGAGAAAGCTTTTCAGGAGATGGTTTCTGGAATGGCGCAATGGACATTGTAGGTGGGGAGATTATTGGTGGACTATATGGTTTAGCTAAAAAAGCTTCTGTTGGTTTTCCTGCAGCAGTAATGGCTGGATTTGGAGATCTTTTTACAGACGAAGAAGAATATTCGGTTTATGACGCTTGGAGAGATACGGTGTACAATTTCACAGACTATAGTTTAGTACCCAAGTCTGAAGACGAAAAATTTAAAATCACAACTGAAGAAGGTGGTTTCAATACTGACGCTGGCGCTAGGAATTATCTAAAACTTGGCGGTCAAATGCTTCCTTTTACTTTACACTTAATGAATGAAGTTAGAAAAGGTAATGTTACATCCTTTCAAAAGGGAATAGGTAAAACAATTACTGGACTTGGGTCTAAGTCTAAAGTGTTATCACCTGTTTCTAGTAAATTAAAGGATAGTATATTGATGGCAGACGCCACTTTTAGAGCAACTTTAATGGACAACGTTAAAGAAGCTGAGGCTAAAGGTTTATTTGGTGGAAGTGGTCTCGCTTACGCCAGTGCTGTTTCTTTGACGGAAGGTTTAGTGCAGACTATAATGCCAGACGCTCGGTTTTTAAGAGGAGTTGGCGGTAAAAAAATAAAAGACATATTCTCAGGTAAATTAAAAAACATAGCAACTAAAGAAGGTTTTAAAGCAGCTGGAAAAGAGTTTACAGTTAATATATTAAAAGAACTTGGTGAAGAAGAAATAAACGCGGCTATGAATATAGTTACTGACGCTTCTTTCGGTTTAGCTTTACCTAAGTCTTCAGAATTTTTAAATTCACAGATAGAGCTAGTGGCAGGAACACTAATGCTTAGTGGAGGCATGGGGTCTATTGGAGCAGTTAAAACATTCAATAATCAAAAAACTTTAATATACAATCAGATACATAAGAACATAAATTCTACTATGCTGTATCTTGATACAATGAAAAAATCAAGCAGCAATCCTGAAACAATAGCGCAAATAATAAAAGCGCAGCAGCTTGCTTTTAATGTATCTAAAGCCATGAGTAAAGCTCCAGGTGACGTAACAGGGGTAGAGGTTGATTTATTGATGAAGAAAACAGAGCTATTAAAAGAAAAAGAAAATGTAGATTCATCTTTTCACGGACCTATAAATGAAAAAATAGCAAAAGTAGATGAGCAAATAATTGAAATTAATAAAACTAAAATAGCAGAATCTAAGTCAAGAGCAGGTGCTAAAAATATATCTGATCAAATAGAAAGTACACTAGAAACTTTTAGTGACCAAGCTAAAATAGATGAAAGAGTAAAAGAAATAAAAGAACAAGGAGGTAGCGTTTTAGAATCTACCGGTTATGGTCAAGCTTTGGTTTTAGATGGTAAGAAAATAATATTAATAAACGACCAAGCGCAAGCAGAAGACTTTAAGTACACTACGGATCAACATGAGCTTTTGCATCATTTTTTCCTTCAAACGTTTCAAACAAATCCAGACGCTGCGATTAAGTTTGGCCAAGCGTTAGTTAACGAAATAGTTAACAACCCTGATATAACAGGTGGGTTTAATTTCATGACTAGATTTAATGAGTACTTAGTCGATGAAAATTACTCTGCAGAAAACACATGGGAAGAAGTTATTCCTTTACTAAGTGAGTCTCTTACTGATGGAGACATTGTATACAACAAGAAGCAAGATGGTTTTTGGAAGTCTATAGGTAAACAGATTTCTAGCTTGTTTAAAGACCCAAAAAACCAACAAAAACTAGGTATAACATTTGACACCGGTTTAGATGCTTTTAACTTTATTAAAGATTTCAACGACACTATACAGTCAGGTGGTAAACTTACTGAAGATCAAGTTAGAACAGCTAAAGAGGGAGCTAAGGGCGAGTTAGTTACTGGAGATGTGAAAATTGACGGTAGAAAAAAAGGTGGTAAAGCCGTAAAAACTCTTAACGAAGCAATGGTTGATAACACTGCAGAGGTTGAAAACATAGTAGCTAAAGAAAGTAAAAAAGACACAGGCGTACAAGCATCTACCAAGGTGCAAGAAATATACGATACGCAGGGTGAAGCTGGAGCTTTTGATATTATAGATCAATTTAAGCCTATAGTAAATAGAATAGTAGAGAAAAGAAGAGACGCTCCTAATTTTGACCGTCAGTTATTAACTGATGAAATTGAAACAGGTAAGCGTGGTATATTCGATTTAATTAGAGAATACAAACCTGAATCAGGTGTGCCATTAGCCGCTTATATAAATAAGTTTTTACCAGCTAGAGCTATTGAAGCCTCTCAAAGAGTTTTAGGTGAAGAGTTTACTAGTGATGTTACAGAGGCTAAAGGAGTTATGGCAGAAGAAGTGACAACTGAAGTTGCTGCTAAACCTGTTACTAGAAAAATAAAGCCAAGCTCGTTTATTTCTAACGAAGCTGTAACTAAAATTAAAGAGCAAGTACAAGAGAAGATTAAAGGCATCGATCCTAAAAATCTAACATTTAAAAAACTTGGTGATTTAGCTCCTGAAATTATTGCACAAGAAATTGGTATACCAGTTAAAAAACTAACTAGTCCAACGGCTAATCTATCAAAAGGCGACGCTACAGCTATTCAGCAATTTGTCAATAAAAACGCAGATAAACTATTGAAGATATTACCTGAAGGGGCAGTAGTAGAAGCTGCAACAGATAAGCTCTTAGGTACGTCTACTGGCGTGCCAAAAGGTTTGCTTAATGCTTTTTATACTAAACAAGCTAGATTAGGTAAAGGCGCTGGACTTGCTCCGTTTAAACTAAACAAAGGAATTAGTAAAGCTGATTTCTTAGAAGTGTTTGGAATTGTTGAAGGCAAGAAAGCCGAAGGATTTGATGCTAGATCACCACAAGCTCAAGCTTTAAAAGGTATTGCTAGCTTGTACGGTAAGCTAGTTACAAATGAAATTGTAAGATCTGACACAGATTTAAGTTTAGAAGCTAAGCAAGATGTTGCGGCCGGCAAGAATAAAGCTATGGCTAGCAAAAGAACACAAAAGCTAAACTGGGAGCAAACAGATGAAGCTTTAGTAGCTTCTTTCAAAATAGGCGATAGAACTTATAAAACAACTTTAGAAGAAACCGCTTTCATGGAATTTGACGAAGGTCAAACCTATCAAGATATAGAGGATATAGCTAAGGATTTAGATATACTTGAAGATGCGGAAGGAGATCCAATCGAAAGTTCTGAGAACTTTTATCACCTAGAATTTGGAGATACTGAGCTTGGAAAAGGTATAACAGGTAAAGGTAATGCTTTTGAGGTGTTTACCACTACTATGAACGGTGTTGTAGATTACTTAAAAGCTAATCCAAAAATAGAAGGTGTTGTTTTTACAGCTAAAGAGCCTAGTAGAATTAGATTATATAAAACTCTAAGTCAAGTGTTAGCTGATAAACTCAATGGTAGCTATGGTTTTAAAAATGACACATTTATTGTGTCAACTAAACCTGAAGCAATTAGCGAGCCAAAGTCAATGGCTAGCAAGAGATTTGACCTTGCTAAAGCTAAAGATATAAGTTCTACTCCATTCGTCGTTGAGCTTGTAAAAAAAATAACTACCAGAACAACTTCAAGAGGAAAAGAAGTTAAAATAAAAGTAACAGACTTAGACTCTAAAGAAATGCAAGGGTTTACATCTATTGTTAATGATTTTTTATCTAAATACCCACAACACGGTCCTTATCTTAGACAAGGCTATACTGGAACGAAGCAAACGCACACTTACGGTGAAGTTTCTATTTTTGACGAGTACGTGCCAGGTTTTAAAGGCGTTAAAAAACCTATAACTAGACTAGGTTATTCTAAGTCTAGATTTCAATCAGCAAAAACAATAAACAACGCTATACCTACTTTAAAAGCAGATAATAAAGCTAGAATAGGTTTGCTTAAAGATATAGCATTAGATATTGAAGCTTTTTTAAGTATAAAAGGTAATGAAAATAAAGGTTACGTTTTCGATCAATTTTTTAAAGATGGATCAAGAGATCAAAACCATCCATTGAGATATTTAATACCTTTAAAGTTCGCTACAGTAGATCCTGTTTCTCTTAAAATAATAACAAACGAAGAAGTCACTGAAGAGCATACTAGCCCAGTTGTAGGCATTGGTAGGTTGATAATGAACGCGGCAAAAAACGGAAATGTAGAGCAGGTTTTTACAGAAGTAATTGAACCTTCTGCGGCTCAAGGAGGATTACTGAGAAGTATAGACGAAAACATGTCTTCAAGCTTAAAGCAAGATCAAGCTAATGAGTTTTACGAAAAAGTACTTCAATTATACAAAGAAGGTAAATTGGATTCTGTAAAAGACGCATTATGGTATATTAGATATTCAATAGAAAACGATGTTAATCCTTTTTCTATAATGCTTTTGGAAAATGGAATTACAGTTGGAGAATATTTTT